AGAGCGGGCACCGGATAAAGTTCGACGAGTTCCGCGATGAGATAATGTTCGCGCCGCTGCGCGAGAAGGAACCGCAATGGCGTCCGTTCAAGGACGAGGACTACACGATGCTGCGCATCGAGCTGGGGCTGCGCGGGTTCGCGCCGATCAGTAAGGAAATAATCCGCGACGTCGTGCACCGCGTGGCGGGCCTCAATAATTTCGACAGCGCCATCGAGTGGGGCAGCCGCCTGAAGTGGGATGGCACCGAGCGCATCCACAACTTCCTGCACGCTTACTTCGGCGCGGAGGACAATGCCTATACGCGCAGCGTATCCGTTTACATGATGACGGCGATGGCCGGGCGGCTGCTGCATCCCGGCTGCAAGGCGGACATGGTGCCGGTGCTGGTCGGTGCGCAGGGCATCGGCAAGAGCTGGGGTGTGCACGAGCTGGTGCCCGCTAACGATTTCGTCGAAGAGGTCAACCTGCTCGAGCGCGACGCCGACCTGGCGCGTCGCATGAAGGGCAAGCTCGTCATAGAGATCGGCGAGCTGCGCGGGCTGCACAGCAGGGATATGGAGAGCATCAAGGAGTTCATCACCCGTCAACATGAGAGCTGGGTGCCGAAGTATCAGGAGTTCGCCAAGAAATATCCGCGGCGCTGCATCTTCATCGGCACCACCAACCAGCAGGAGTTCCTTGCTGACACAACGGGCAACCGGCGGTGGCTGCCGGTTGTCTGCGGCAAGGTGGACGTGCAGGCCATTAAGCGTGACCGGGAGCAGCTCTGGGCGGAGGGGATACATTTCTATGATCTCATCGGCGGTATCGCGTGGAACGGTGCGCAGACCCTCGCTGAAGCCGAGCACGACAACTATCGCATGACGGACACCTGGGCTGACGAGATCGAGCGCTGGCTGCACGAAGAGGACGAGCCTGAGGGCACCAGCCCGGCGTCGCGCGGCAACATTCGCGTGGCGGATATACTGCAAAAAGCGCTGCACTTCGACCTGAAGAACGCAAGGCGCAGCGACGAGATGAGAGTGGCCTCAATTTTGCGCGAGATGGGTTACAAAAAACTCGATACGCGGATCGACGGCAAGAAGACAAAGGCGTGGGCTTTGGACGCGAGGAGAGCGTGATGGAGCTACCTGTTCCTACCTTTTATCAACCTTTAGCCATACATATTTTTTATGAAATATAGGGGTATAGGTGCTCTCTGGGGAAAGGTAGAGCTTTAGGTAGGTACAGGTAGGGGCAGGTAGGAACAAATGACAAAAGCGGGGCGATGAACGCGTAATTTTCTGCGAGTTGGGGGTTTTTTACGAGATGGTCAAAAAAAGATACAGTTACGGCGTCAATCGGCACGGCCACCCCCTCGGCGAGGCGCACCCGAACGCAAAACTGACCGATGAGCAGGTCGAGCAGATCAGAACGCTGTACGAAAATGGGGGTACGAGCTACCGCCAGATCGCCAAGCTGTTCGGGGTGCCGCGCAGCACCATTTCGGATATCTGTTCCTTCCGCCGCCGGGCGTGCACGCCAGCCGATTACCGGACGAAGGTGATCGAGGTCAAGGAGGGCTTCACGGTGACGCCTGGCTGGTGGAAGCTGCCGCCGAAGTGACGCAGTACGCGTGACCAGTGCGCAACGGTTTTATCGTTGGGCATGGTGGCACGAATTAAATACAGTCCTGAATTAGCTGCGAAAATCTGCGAGTTGATCGCGGAAGACCCGCGGCGTTTGTCTACCATCGTGGACGAGCACGACGATCTGCCTGATGCGAGCACGGTATGGCGGTGGCTTGCATTGCACCAAGAGTTCCGAGACATGTACGCGCGTGCGCGCGAACAGCAGATGGAAGCGATGGCGGAAGAAACGCTTGACATCGCCGATGAGACGAACCGCGATACGATCATCAAGAAGGGCAAAGACGGCAGCGAATACGAAGCGCCCGATGCCGAGTGGATCGCGCGCAGCAAGCTGCGCGTCGACACGCGGAAGTGGCTTATGTCGAAGCTCGCGCCAAAGAAATACGGCGACAAGATCACCAACGAACTCACCGGGCCTAACGGCCAACCCCTCGGCAACTTGAGCGACGAGCAGATCGCGGCTGCGCTCAACAAGTTGTCGGAGCGTGTCGCACCAAAGCATGACGACGATGTCAGCGATCTCGTATAGCGCAGAGCAGATCGCGGCCATGCCGCCATCGCAGCGCGCGTTCGCTGCGCAGCTCGCCGCAACGTATCTCGCATCATTGCCGTTATGGGAGCCGCTCGAAGGCCCGCAGACGATGGCCTTCGAGAGCATCGCCGACATCATCGGATATGGTGGCGCAGCCGGTGGCGGCAAGACCGATCTCGCGCTCGGCAAAGCGATCATGTGTCACCGGCGCGTCGCTGTGTTTCGTCTCAACGGTACAGAGCACACCGCGTTCGTTGATCGTCTCGAAGAGGTGCTCGGAACGCGCGACGGCTTCAACGGCAAGGACGGCATCTGGCGCACAACGATCCGCAGGCCGGGCAATCAGAACTGCAAAGTGCAGATCGAGCTTGGCTCCGTGCCGAACGATGGCGACGAGCGCAAGTATCGCGGACGCCCGCATGACCTCAAGGTGTTCGACGAGGCGAGTGAAATCCCCGAGCATCAAATACGCTTTCTCATGGGCTGGCTGCGCACGACCGATCCGAAGCAGCGCTGCCAGGCGCTGCTCTGCTTCAACCCGCCCACGTCGGCGGAGGGACGCTGGATCATCAAGTTCTTCGCGCCCTGGCTCGATCCCGCGCATCCGTGTCCGGCATTGCCGGGCGAGCTGCGTTGGTTCGCGATGTGCGCAGGCGAAGAGATCGAGATGCTCGACCATCGCCCGTTCGTCGTGGTCAACGACAAGCCCGTGTTCGAGTTCAACCCCAAAGACTACAAGCCTGCCGACATCATCAAGCCGGAGTCGCGCACGTTCATCCCGGCGAAAGTCACCGACAACCCGCACCTCGTAGGAACCAATTACATGTCAAAGCTGCAAGCACTACCCGAGCCGCTGCGTTCGCAGATGCTCTACGGCGATTTCCAGGCGGGCATCGAAGACGATGCGCTGCAAGTCATTCCGACGAAGTGGGTCGAGATCGCGATGGCGCGATGGGCCGAGCCGCCGAAGCGCACCGAGATGCTCTCGCTCGGGTGCGACCCCGCCCGCGGCGGCAAGGACAACACGATCATCATGACGCGTCACGCTGGCAACTGGTACGCGCCGCCGCTCGCCTATCCCGGCACGCAGACGCCCGACGGCCCGATGGTGTGCGGCCTCGTGATCGCCGCATCGCGTGACGGCACACCGCAGCATATCGAGATCAACGGCATCGGTTCGTCGCCGTTTGACTTCCTCAACCAGGCGAAGCAGCCGGTCTACGGTATCGATGTGAGCACCAAGTCGAGCGCGACCGACAAGTCCGGCATGCTCACGTTCTTTAACGTGCGCTCCGAGATGTGGTGGAAGATGCGCGAAGAACTCGACCCCGCGAACAACACCGGCATCCAGCTCCCGCCTGACGCGCGCCTCAAGGCCGACCTCACGGCACCGAAGTGGAAACCGGAGGGCCGCAAGATACAGGTCGAGAGCCGCCAGGATATCGTCGACCGCCTGAAGCGCTCGGCGGACTGGGGCACCGCGTGCTGCCTTGCGCGCTTCGACACGCCCAAGGTTTCGTTCATCACGGCGGCAGCGAGCAGCCAGCAGCGCGAATACGATCCATATTCCGGCGGTACGCGTGACAACGGAGCACGGCCTTACGATCCATATAGCAACATTTAGGCAACCACAGGACTGTTATGCTCGAGATCAATTACAGCACCGTCGCAGAACTGGAAGCCGCGCCGAACTTCGGCGCGTTGCTCGACGAGTATGCTGCTGAGAGCGCGATCCACGGTCTGCCCCACCCCAAAGCCAAGATGGAACTGTACAAGCTCATGGAGACGACGGGCGTGCTCGAAGCGGTGGGCGCGTGGGCGGACGACAAGCTGATCGGCTTCATCACGGTGACGACCTGCGTTCTGCCTCACTATGGCGAATACATATCCGCCACCGAGAGCTTCTTTGTTTCCAAAGCCGAGCGTAGCACTGGCGCAGGATTACGATTGCTACGCGCAGCCGAGTGTATCGCCCGCAGGCTCAACGCCAAGGGACTGCTGATCTCTGCGCCCATCGGCGGGACGCTCGCCGAAGTGCTTGAGCTGACCGATTACCGCGAGACTAACCGCGTATTCTTCAAAGGGTTCGCAATGAACAGCGTGGCCACCACGCACAACACCATCCCAGCAATGACCGACGAAGCCGTCGGCAAGGTGCGCGCTCTCGAGAGCGTCGTCGCCGCGTTGCCACAGATCAAAATGGACACCAATCACGTTCTGCACGCTGGCATGTATGCCCGCACCGTTATGATCCCCGCCGGAGCGATCATCACCGGAGCGCTCATCTCGGTGCGCACAACGCTCATCGTCTCGGGCCATTGCCACGTTTATCTCGATGGCAAGGATCACGAAATGATCGGCTACAACGTGCTCGCCGCCGAGGCGCACCGCAAGCAGGCGTTCGTCGCCGTGACAGACACGCATCTCACCATGCTCTTCAAGACCAACGCGATGTGCGTTGCCGATGCGGAGGAAGAGTTCACCGATGAAGCGCACCTGCTCATATCGAGGGCAGAAGGCGCTATCAACCACATTACCGTAACGGAAGGGGCATAGACATGTCAGGAGTAACCGCCGGAACTTATCTCACGGTCGCCGCTATGGCGGCAAGCGCAGCTCTTAGCTATAGCAACGCGCAGAAGCAGGCGGGTGCCGCGAAGAACGCCGCGTCGATGGAAGACGCCAACGCGAAGAAAACGCTGGCTGCCAGCGAAGAGGCGCAGAACCAGGCCAACCAGAATAAGCCTGCCATCCCCGGCGTCGGCGCTATGGGCGGCAAAGGGCCGGGCGGCGGTATCGGCAGCACGATGCTGACAGGGCCGACGGGCGTCGATCCTAATTCACTCGCACTCGGTAAGAGCACACTGCTCGGGGCATAAAAGTGGCGAAGAAGTCGGACAGCGAGGTCAAAGTTCCAGCACCCAAGCGCCCTGATCTCGACAGGCGCTGGGCTTCGCTGCTGCTTGAGCGCTCGAGCTGGATGGCGCACTGGAAAGACATCTCGACGTACATGCTGCCGCGCTCCGGCAGGTTCTTCCTCGAAGACCGTAACCT